CTAGGTCTACTGCGTTGATGTAGCGTAGGTCAGATTTTATCCGACCTATTGCTAAGTTTTTTGAGTTATCTGTCATTAATAATACCTCCCAAATATGTTTTTTAATGGTGTTGCACCAGACCTACCTTTCGAATTTTTATAAATTTTATAGGCTTTGGTAACATTTAAATTTTCATCAAAACCCTCGTCCATTTGATCAATTAACCAATCAAATGATTTACCATAAAAATCTTCTGCTCTTTTTGTTAGAATGTTAATTGCAGTACTTAATTTCATTTTATTCTCCTAATTTGTGTGTGTTTTTATTTGATTGACCCATGAGGATTTGGCAAACCCAAAGCGTCTAAAAGAGGCATTGCTTGGGCATAAGGTAGCCTTGCAAGACTAATTTTTGTACCATCAGTATCAGAGCCATAAGCAATAACAGTTAAATCGCTTTTATCTTTAATGTGTCCGTCTAATCTCCAAGTCCACAATCTAGTGTGTAAAAAGTTTTCAGAAGTTACAGCGTAAACAAATTCTTTTTCTTGTTTGTGCTTATTGTGTGCTTTTTCAAATGTATCTAACATTTTATTCTCCTTAATTTGTGTTTATACGAATCACTCTATAGTATATGTTTACAAGTGTCAACACATTAATTAAATAAACATAAAAAAAGCCCCAGTTTAAGGGGCTGAGTTTTTAACAGGGAGGATATTCTGATTTGTTTTTTCTGCTTCTATAAATTTATCCAAATCAGTTACATCCCAGAGTACTCGCTTTTTTCCAATTCTCAAAGAAGTTAATTGTTTTTCTTTAGCAAGTTTTAAAAACGTAGACCTGCCAACTCCTAAATATTGCCCTGCTTCTAGTGCTGATAATAGTTTCTTCATAATTTTGTAGCCCTCATGTTTGCCGATTGGGTCTGCCATGCCATTATTTTAGCTTCTGCGGCATGACGTTTAAACTTGTGTTGTTCATCCGCATGGATAGCGTTTCGTAATGCACCAAGATGTTTTTGATAGCGTTCATCTGCGTAGGCTTCACGCTCTTGAGCAGTTACAGGTTTATCCAAATGCTCCTTCATTATTAAAGCCTTTAAAGACTTTCTAAATTCATCTAAATATTTGCGATTAGCCGTTGCAACAGCCGCCTCGTTTGAGGAGTCACGCAGGTAATCTACTGCTTTTTCCACTTCTTTTTCATCAATCATTTAATGAGTTCTCCCATAAATATTGTGCTACTTTCTGACCAAACAATTCATCGCCTGTCATCTCTTCAAAAAACGCAAATTCATTACCGCGTTTATGCAATGCGTTGTGATGTTTGAAACAAAGGGGAATTACATTCTTGTCATTTGCTCGTAAGCCCACCCCCCTAAACCCATCGTAGGGTTTAAGGAGATGGTGTGCCTGTATGTTAGCTGAACATAAGGCAGGGAAGTGTGCCGATAAACAGCAAGGTTTTTGAGCAACCCACATCAGATGCTTTTTATTTTGGTATCGTTTCTTTTTCATAAGGATAAAACCTAACACTTAAATATGGAGAACCTTTCTGTGTTGTATTGTGATAAAGCCTCATTCTTAATCTGGGTTTTGTAACCATGTTTTCGACCTGTTGCCTAACAGATAAAACAGCCGCTTCATCTAATTCTACAACTCCATCCATAGCTTTTACAAAAAGCATATTGGCAAAATCTTTGTCATTCTCCATTTATTTCTCCTCTATAAAAATAGCGTTTAAATTTTACTGACTCACCAAACTTGTTTTTTGATTTCTGATATTCTCCATCTATTATATGGTGTTCTCTAAGTCGGTGAATTGGTGTGCTGAGTTTACTAATACCGAACAAGTCTTTTGCCTCGTTTTGTGTTAGTCCTCTTGGATTGTTTTTAAGATAGTGTAATACTCTTGCTTGACCTTTCATCTTAATACCTCCTTGGTTGTGATGGTGGTGTGTCCCTCCATTGAGGTTTAATGTGGTCACCTTTTTTTAGATCTGAGCCTGAAAATTCTTGATTGTAAACTTTACCACTACTTACAACTTCTTCTTCTTTAGGTTTCCATTTGCCTTCATAAATACTCATTCCAAGCCCAAGCATAGCAATACACTTTACCAAACAACGCATTTTACTATCACTAATGTCTCTGGCATTTGGATTGGTTACAGGTTTGTTATTGTAGTCCATGACAGGTAACCACATATCCTGATGTTTGTCTCCTATACTCACAGTACAATGAACTGTTGCTGTATTGTCGGGGTGGTACTGACATTCATGAACTTGGTCATTCAACGTAAATCGTTCAAACTTATATGTAGCGTGAGGATAAACTTCTAATAAAAGCCTCCAAGCTACAGACCATTTCAGATAAGGTAAATCATATGGGTCTTCTGACCATTGCTTTGTTTTCTTGTCAAATTTGTTTCTTGTATGTGTACGCACTGTAACGTCAGCGTCATCAATAACAATGTTGTAGAGTGTCTTAAAATCCCACTCTAGTTTTTTTGCTTTTGGTTCTTTTGGTGCAGTCATTTTATTCTCCTTTAGTTTGTGTTGTACCGCCTAATAGTTGACTAGCGGCTTTTTTGTTTGCCTCAGACCACAAATACATATGGTCAAAGTATGGTAACTTTTGGGCAAAAACCTCAAATATATCATTTGAGAAACTCAGGTAGGTTTCCATCTGCTTTGCTATTTGTAGCACATGGTCTATGTACGGAACATTGTGATATGGCTCACAAACGTCCATTTTAATTGCGTTATGTGGGCTAGACTCTGTTGGGGTAACGTAATCAAAGAAAACAGTTTTGCCTGTTACCTCTCTATATATAGCCGCTTGTCTTTGATGGTCATTTGAAGGTTTGTTAACTCGTCTGCTACCTGTTTTTAAATCTCTAACATGACTTTTATACTCGAAATCTAGGTAGCCAATAAAAGGAATTGGAACATCACCCAAAAAAGCCTCTATCTTTCTTTCAATAGCTAAAGGCTCTGTAAGAAGTGTACTGTCATAATGAGTAAAAGCATTGTAAAACATTCGACCAGAATTGCGTTCTGCTAATGCTATTTGTTTCTCGTCAAAGCCACAATCATTTGCTTCAAATTTGTTGTCAACCCATTGATATTTGAGCAACTCTCTTAACTCGTATGGTGCAGGATTGTCATATACGTGTCCGTCTAAATTATTTTGTAATGCTCTGTGGACAGCCGTTCCGACATGAGCAGATAGTCCAACTGAGTTATCAAATTCAACTAAACCATTTCGACCCATGACCTTAAAAACCCAAAACGAGGGATCATGTACAAATTGATTAATACTACTAGCACTCAAGTGTTCTACATTATATTTTTCAAAAATACTTTTATTTCTCATAATATTCTCCTATAA